CCGGGAGGCTGTAGGCATCTCGTCCGAAGTCCCTGAGTATCTCCTGCCTTTCGCAAGAGGCCCTCAGTGGTTATCCAGTAAACAAACGCCTAGTGCGGTGATACTGAAAGCTGCCGGTTCGCGGTCTATAAGGGCCGAGATCGACAATGTTACTGCTCTAGGATTTCCTCTTGAGCAGTACGACTTCAGCCTTCCCAAAGAGGAGAGGTCATGGAGTCCTGTAACTGACTACGTGCCTGTGGTTAATCCAGAGACACGAGAGAGCGAGACACCTTTCCAATCGGAAGATGGACAGAGTGCTCCGTCCTCCTACATTCCATCAGACGAGGGAAGTGGGAGTACTTACGGCCACTTGGAGGGTCTAGCCCCCAAGTACTCCGTGTATGCAGATCTCCACAAAGAGAAATGCTTTCGTATTAGCTACAGTGACCCTTTTAGGATCATGTCAGCTAATTACTTCCTGTCCCTCGCGGGGCGAGAGACAGAGCAAGTAATCACCAATTGGCCCGCAGACGTTGTACGTCTGCAGGACAAGCTTCCTGCGAGGGTGTTAGGCCCTCACTGGAAAGGTTCAGACAAAGGCTGCATGTTTGCAGAAATTGCTGATCATAATGTGAAATGCCAGGTACTAGCACTTCACACTCATTGGGGAGATGCATTAATGCAACTCATCAATCAGAAACATCCTGTAGCATACTCCTTCTTGGAGAATCCTAAGGATAAGGACGAACTTCGTATTGTCCAATGCGAACTAAAGAAGTTTGCCTCCACGCTTTGGAAGCGCATTAAAGCCTTCCTTGCGGGAAAGAACGACCCACTCTGGGGATCAGATGTGGCGGTCGTCACGTTCCGAGAACCAAAGGTTCGACGGAATCGTATTGCCCGCTCGCAGCGTTTCTTGGAAATGCTGCAAACGGTATATGGTATGTTCGTGCAAAGATTCTCTGCACTACCAGAAGAGGTTTGGACTTGGAATAAGTTCGACCTTTTCGTTCTCAACAGTATATCCCATCTGATATCTGACGAGTTCTTCGATGGAGAGTTGAAGGAAAACCTCAACTTCTCAGAGAAAACCGCCTACGAAGGTCTCAAAGACTTTCGGAAGCTGGCCAAGTTTAGATTGCACACGTGCAGTCTAAGCCAGGATGGACCTGTGTGGCCAGACCAATCTCCTGAGGGTTGGTACAGCTACCTTTTCCATATCACGAACCTGTGCTATGGATGGAAAGAGGGACCGAGAAAGCTACAATGCCTCTCGTACCTCACACAGACGAGGTGTGCGGGTGTACCGCCACCTATCGTCGTATTAAAGGCGAAATTGAAATGTCTAAGGACGTTCTCAACGCCTCCAGAGCCACTTGAACCTGGTTTTTCCCAGGTCATTGCGGCTGCAGTTGATGGGGTTATCCAGAAGATACCCGATCACGCATTCACCGGTCTTCACACGAAAGCAGGTGTAAATGCAACTAGCTCCGCTTGTTACGAATACAAGCGTAGCGAGCACGGTACCTTGCAGGGTCTAAAAGACATCATTCAAGGTTTCGAGGCCGGTGTAGAGGTTCCAACTATGGACCTCACCACTGGAAAGGAAGGACCCTGGTTAAAACCAGGTGACGCTTCTCTGGGTACATACATCTTCTGGGCTTGCCTAAGAGTATGCATCTCTACGGATCCGGATGAACTCTCAACCGTGATCCTTGCTGTTGCCGAGGAGCCTGGAAAGGCTCGTGTGGTAACGAAGGGTAAAACTGCACTCAAGGTTGTCCTTGATGTAGTAAACCATATCTGTTCTTGGCCCCTCGCGAAGGGCCTAGACAGTTCTGCGACTGGTATGAAGGCCAGCCATCACGCTTGGAATGTCTTCAAGACATTTTACAAGGGTGAAAACAAGAGTGAGTTCTTTAGGTTCAATACCAAAGACTTCCCTAAGGAAAAAGAAGTAGGCGAAGATACCTACCTCGATTTCGAGTACAAGGATATATTCAGTTCTTCGACTGACTATTCCACTGCCACTGACTACTTCCATCACGAAGTAGCACGCATAATTGCAAACAAGTGGATGCTCAAAGTGGGCATTCCACCTGTTCTCCGCGGTCTAGTAAACAGGATTTGCTATGAACGCAGGAAAGTTTTGTTCTCGGGCACAGGACCATTGTCCGTGCTTGGAGAAATATGCACTCTCGAAGGTCATGAAGATAAACGAGAGTTGATACTTTTGCGAGGAGTCCTCATGGGAGATCCTCTCACAAAGGTGATCTTGCACTTACTAAACGCAAGCGTAAGATCATTAGTAGAAAGCTCCGCAACCGAAGCTTTCTT